GCGCTGCGGCGACACCCACCCCGCGCGCGTCTTGACCCACCCGCGCGCCTTCAGCAGTTCCTCGCCACCACACGCGCCGAGTCGATGCTGGAGGATGCTCGACGCGCCCGCGAACTTTTGGTTGCATTGCTTACAGGTGCGGGTCATGTAACACAACCTTCAGCAGCAGCGCGCAGAACAACAAGATTGCCAGCATCACGATGAGCGCATCGCGCAGCAACCGGAACAACGGGCCGAAGTCAGGTGGCTGTTCCATCGCTCCCCCTCGCACGGATGGCGGCGGCAAACTTCTCGCCCCACATTTCCATGTCATCCAAAGCAGTCATGCTCGACGCAATCGTCAATCCGTTCTCGCACACCCGCGCACACGCCTCCCGCTCGGCCTCGACCGCTCGGGCGACAAGGTGGCGCAGTTGATTGGGCGCGAACGGGTAGTGATAGTCCCCGGTCGGCTGCAATTTGAACGCCTCTAGCACAAACGCTCGGAATTCCTCGTCGGTCATTTCCCGTCCTCCCTCACGATGCCGTGGAACCGCTCGGCTTCGCGCCATCCGATGCGAAAATGCGGCAGCAGCGCGACCCCGCGACCCCTGTGCGCCTGACGCAATTGCTCCTCCGTCGCAGGCTCCGGCTTCGGCTCCGGCTTCGCGAGCGCGGCGTCGAGGGCTGCGAGGGCGTCGATGTCATGGTCAAACTCAAGCGCATCCACCAAAAACTGCATTGCATTTTGTATCCGCTCGGCCACGGCGCGGGGCAGGGTGATGTTGTCGGTCATGGCATCTGTCTCCCAATCTCAGCAGCAGCGCGGACGATGGCGCGGCGGGTGGCGGCGTCGGGGTCAGTGCCGTTTAATTCGAGCATACTGCGGCCTTCAGGTTCTGATGCAGACACCCCCACACTTGTGTGATAAATCGTCAGGCGCAACTTCACCGCCAACCGCAGCGCATCGCCGTCGTCGTCGAGGGGGTACCACGCGCATCGTGCATCCTGCGTGCCAAGGTAGTTGTATTTAATCTCAATCCCCGCCGCCTTCGCCGCGAGTTCAAGTAGTTCACGGTCGGTCATGTCTTGTCCCCCCGAAGCGCCTCACCCAGCACCCTGACCGCCTCGCGCAGCGGGCGCACGGCGTTGCACTCGTCGCAGTCCACCTCGCCGCAGTCATCATCGACGCCGGAGAGATGCTCGCGCAACGCCTCGCGCATCTCGACGGCGACGGCGCGGGGGATTTGGATGGGGTCGCTCACGGCTTCGCCTCCCGCGCCTTAAGCATGTTGTCGGCGTGGATGTACCGCGCTTCGTACCGCGTGACGAGCCGATATGTGCCTTGCGCCGCCAAAATATCTTCTTCGGTCGCGTGAGTAGCGAACCAGTCGCGCAGGGTCATGCCGCTGCATGGCATCGACTGATTCACCGACTGGTCCGGCTTGATGAATTGACTGGCCGGGCGCGGAAACGCCGGGCCGCCGTCGTTGATGCTCACGGCTTCACCTCCCGCGCCCGCAGCATGGCGTCGGCGTAGGCGTATGCATACCGCGCCCTGTCGTCAGTACTGCCGTCTCGACTTGGGTCAGCAATAAGCCCCACCAACGCTTGAGACGCGAACCAGTCGCGCAGGGTCATGCCGTCCTCCGGGCAAATCGGATGGGACGATGGAAACGCCGGGCCGCCGTCGTTGATGCTCATGGCTTCACCTCTCTTTCCTTCAAGCGCGAAATGCCGCGCGGGCCAAACATGCAAAACACCATCGTCCGAAGATGCGGGTCGTTCAGCACCTCGGTCGGCTCAGCCTCGCGCAGGTGCATCCCCACGACACCGCGCAGCCACTCGAACTTCTCGCGCGCCTCCTCGCCATCCTCCATGCAGGTGTAGCGCGCCCACAGCGCATCGCACAACTTCAAGCGGTTCAGCGGGGAGGGCTCCAGTTTGTCCCATGCCCTTGCCGCACGCTCCTGCGCCTGAAGGAAAAGCGCATCATCCGCAGCCTTCTGCTCGGGCGACTTCTGCGGGCGGTCGGGCTTCGGCTTGTCCTTCAGCGGAAACAGCCCCTGATACTGGTTGGCGATGGACTGCTCTACTACCGCGTCTTGGTCAGCACCGAAGCGCGCGAGTTTGAGTTTCATCGCGTGTTCGGAGGCAGGTTTGATGGGCTTGCGAATCGCCTTGCGGTAGGCGACCCAGCGTTCCCATGCTTGCTGGTCGAGTTCGTTCATCGGAACCTCTTTGTGGTTGAACGATGCAAGCGTAACTGTTTACGGCGGTTAACGCAACAATTTTAGTTTAGGCTTCTAGATTCTAGGATTCTTTGTCGAAGATAAACTCTTAAGACCCATGCTCGGAGGACCGGGAAAGGACCCCCCTAACCCCCAAGAACATTGGGAGCCAAGAGGGTCCAACCTATGCCCGTATGGACGCGGTTGGTAGACCCGCCAGACCGTGGTGTCCGGTGTCTGGTCGATGATTGAACATCATGTGGGAGTTGCACCCACCCCGCCGGTGACAGATGCCCGTGTCAAGGGGTCGCGTGGTGGGGTGTTTGACAGGGCTAGAACAGCCGTGTAAATTGACCATCACGCGAGAACAGCATCTCAAGCGTAAGGCCACTTCCCCCGGCCCGTCAAGCCCCCGCCAAGTGCGGGGGTTTGTCGTTTTAGGGGTCTGCGGAAACCGCTTATAGCGGTTCGTGGTGCGGGGCAGGGGTAGGCAGGGGGGTCGGCTCAAGGGCCGCTGAAAAGGGCGCAGCGGCGGCTTCCAGAGCCTTCCATTGCCATACGCGCATCGGCGGCAATCGCCCTGATTTGCACCACCTGCTAACGGCAGGGCGGCTGACTCCCAGTTTACGGGCGAGGGCGGCTTTGGAGCCTGTGACGGCAAGGGCTGTCTGGATGTCCATACAGGGGAGGTTAACGAGGGTGAAAAATATTTCAAGGGGGGTGTTGACAGGGGGTAAACTTGTGTTAACCTGTCCCCGTCGAATCACTTCACAGATAGGAGCAACGACATGACCGCGACCATCACGATTTCCCTCCCCGCCACGCAGAACGCCAAGTTCGGGTTCTACGGAACCATCCGCACCAACAAGCGTCGGGCGTGGGCTGTTGCCATCAGCGAGTTCTACAACGCCACGCGCTGCAACCCCGAGGCAATCGCCGTGTGGCTTGACAGCCGCCACGGTCGGCATTTCGCTGACAAGGTTAACGAGCGTATGTCGGACTTGCGCCGTAGCCGCATTTCGCCGCTTAACAACACCGTCGAGAACGCCGTGCGGTACTGCGTCAAGCCCGAGATTCGTCAGTACGGCAAGGCAGACTTCGTAAAGAACGCGACCGCATGGTATGCGGAAACCTTGACGAGCGCAGACAGCGAAGCCGTTTGACCCTTCCACAGACAGGAGCAACAGAAATGTTAACGCACCGCGATTTTTGGAAAGTCCTCGAAAATCGAGACGTCATCGGCATGACCTGCGATGTTGGTGTGCAGGTCGAGGACGGTCAGGTGGTCGGCCTGTACATCGTCGGCATCGCCACCACCGCAGGCTGGGTTGATTTGCCCGCGCCTGTGGAAATCGACAGCGACGCCGTGTTCAAACTCGTCGAAAACGCGCAAGAGTCACACGACGAGGACAACAACCCGCGCCTCAACCGATACTTGGGGGGTCTGTGATGAACCCGTGGATAGCCCTTGCGGTCGCTGGCCGCAGAATCACCGACGAGCGTCTGAAGGTTGCTTGGGCGCGGATGCTTGAAACCCGCCACCCCGAGGACTGCGCGCTGGCGCAGGAGGTTGCTGACGACACGCCGAACGCCATCGACCTCTGGCGGCTGACGTGGAAAGCCGAGGAGTACGCCCGCGCCGAGCGCGAGTTGGTACACGCCCTCGTCAAAATGGGGGTCGGCCATGAGTGACCCAATGAAGCGCGCAGCGATATGGCTGTCGCTGATTGTGTTGATGTTTGTCCTCGCCGCCATCATCGCGCCCTGCGACGGCTCTTGCACCGTAGCCGAGGAGGTGGCCCGTGGATGACTTTGACCAGTCAGATGCACCGTGGGCCGATGATGACGGGTGGTGGCATCAGATGGATTTGGAACAACAACAGCGCGAACTTGAGGAGCAACAAAATGCAAAGTGACAACATCGCAGAACTCGCCGCCGCGCTCTCAAAAGCGCAGGCCGACATCACCGGGGCGCTGAAGGACAGCAGCAACCCGTTCTTCAAGTCCAAGTACGCCGACCTTGCGTCCTGCTGGGACGCCTGCAGAAAGCAGTTGGCGGCGAACGGTCTTGCAGTCATCCAGACCACCGAGCCGACCGAGGCGGGGCTGATGCTTGTCACCACCCTCGCTCACAGCAGCGGGCAATGGGTGCGCGGGTCGATGCCCGTCCTGACGAAAGACAGCAGCCCGCAGGGGCAGGGGTCGGGCATCACATACGCCCGTCGCTACGCTCTCGCCGCCATCGTCGGCTTGGCGCAGATTGATGACGATGCCGAGGCGGCGCAAGCGCGGGGGTTCACGACCAACCCGAGGGGCGAACTCGGCACAACTGTCGGCGCGACCGAGCGTGACCCGCTCGTTGCGGAGTTCCGCGCAGCGTTCGACCTTGACGCCGAGGAAAAGGACATTGCCGCAGCGGTGTACGCCATTCATGACCGCATCAAGTCGAACTATGACCTGTATGTCGCGGTGTCGGATGCGCTGACGGCAAAGGAGCGTAGTGCGCTCAAGGCTTATGTGAAGATGGCAAAGGAGACAAGGTAATGCAGTACGACAACAACAATCGTGGTGTTCTTTTCAAGAACGACAAAAAAGGCAACGACAAGCGGCCCGACTATCGCGGGTCTGCCGTCATCGACAACATCGACCTCAACATTAGCGCGTGGATTAAGCGCAGCCAAAAGACGGGCGATGCGTTCATGTCGCTGAAGTTCGAGCCGAAGCAGGCCGCACCGCCGAAGCGCGCCCCGGTGATGGACGACAAGCCCTTCAACGACGATGAGGATTTGCCGTTTTGAAACTCAAGATATTTGTCGGCTACGACAGCCGCGAGGACATCGCCTACGAGGTCTGCCGTGCGTCCATTCTGGCGCACACGGATGCCGAGGTGTTCCCGCTAAGGTTGGACGACCTGCGCGAGATGGGGTTGTATTGGCGCGCCCCAGACCCGTTCTCATCGACGGAGTTCACGTTCTCGCGCTTCCTCGTCCCTGCGCTCTGCAACCACAGGGGTCGGGCGTTGTTCATGGACTGCGACTTTGTCGTTCGCAAAAACTTGAGGCCGCTTCTGGAATACACGAACCCTGATGTCGCCGTGTGGGTAGTGCAGCACGACTACAAACCGCTTGCGCTGACGAAGATGGACGGTCAAGCGCAGCGTCAATATCCGCGCAAGAACTGGTCATCGTTCATGTGGTTCAACTGCGAACATCCCGACACCTTCAACCTGTCCCCGGCGATTGTGAATACTGAATCAGGGATGTATCTGCATCGCTTTGCGTGGACGAAGGACAAGCACATCGGGGAACTGCCGACGACCTTCAACTACCTCGAGGGCTGGCACACCCGCGCGCAGGTTCCCGACCCGACCTGCGTACACTTCACCGAGGGCGGGCCGTGGTTTGACGAATGGCAGAATGTCGAATACGCCCACGAATGGAAACAATGGGCCGCGCGCGTGAGGGCATCCGAGCGATGAAGCGCATCTTTCCGAGAGGCACTAGACCCGACGCGATGGCATCTGTCGTCGCGCGGATGGTGTCTGGCCTCGACCCGCTTAAGACATGGGCGGTCGAGGTCACGGAATGGAAGAAGCCCCGTACCAACCAACAGAACAAGTTTCTGTGGGGCGTGGTGTACCCGTCCATCCTTGAGGGCGGTGGTGAGGCTCTGCGCGGGTGGACACGCGATGACCTGCACGACTACTTCTTGGGCGAGTGTTTCGGATGGGAGACGCTGGAGGGCTTCGGCAGGAAGCGGCTGCGACCGCTGCGCCGTTCCTCGACGCTCAACAAGCAAGAGTTCAGCGATTACCTGTTGTTCTTGGAAACGAAGTGCTTGGAGATGGGCATCGTGATACCGGAGCCGTCGTATGAACCTGCGTAAGGCCGCGAGAGGCCGGGGCTGCATGGTGCGGCTAGAGGGCATCTGCAACCACAACAGCGAGACGGTGGTGCTGGCCCATGTGCGGATTGCGGGGGTGTCGGGCATGGGGCTGAAGTCGCCCGACCTGCTTGGGGCGTGGGCTTGCTCGGCCTGTCACGATGCCATCGACCGCCGAGCGCACACCGACCTCGACCGTGACCATGTGCGGCTTGCTCACCTTGAGGGCATGGCGAGGACAATCGCCCAACTCACGAAGGAGGGGCTGCTGTGACCTTCATGGCAGATACGCCCTACACCCCGGCCCTCATCCGCAACGAATTCCTGTATGACCACCAGACGGGCAGAGGGGAGTTTACCCCCTGCACCATCTTCGGGTTCCGTGCTGAACCCGCCCGAGTGCCTCTATTCAGCGTTATGACGGCCTGTGGGGCGCAATGGGCCAGAGTGCCTATCCATGCCCTTGTCGGCAAACCATGCCCTCCAATGGCTTTGGAACTCGTCTGCTGGTGGGATTCCTTCAGCCGCCATGCCGAGGTACGCGAAATGGAGTTCCTGCGGGGTCACCGCGTCCGCGCGCGGGGCCGGGACGGGGTGTGGAGGCCGGGGGTCTACCTGTTCAGCGTGTTTTGGCACAACGGGGGGTGGTCGGAGGTCAGCGACCAGAGCAAAGACCACCACATCATCCGGCTGGAGTCGGGGCCGCTTATCGCCTACCCCAACAACAAACTGCATTGGGTTGACCCGAGCCACATCTCGGGCGAACCGCCGCGAGATTGGAAGTCCCCGTCACAGTCCTACAGCGTGGAGGCACTATGGTCAGATGGGTCATCGACTGGTTCCGCAACCTGAAGGCACGCAGGCACTACGAATGGAGCCGCGTCCCCCCGCCCAATTGGGCTTGCCACCGGGGATGGCCCGATACTTGGTGAAACTGGCGGGTCGTCTAGCGGCAGGACAACGGACTTTGACTCCGTTAACGGTGGTTCGAGTCCACCCCCGCCATCCAACTCGCGTATCGCCCGCAGTTGAAGGTTCAGCGTCTCAACGCAGCCCCTCGCCGCAAGGTACGCCCTAGCAAGGTCTGCGTTCGTCTCAAGGGGCGTTTGGGGCGGTAGACACGGCTCCGTCAACGCCTGCGGTATCCGCACCGAGGGCGTGGCGCACGCCGTCAGGAAGGCGCACAGCAGCCCAATCGACAGACTCGGGGTCAGCCTTGATGACATGGGTGAACCGCTCCCGTCGCGTCACGATACGCGCCTGCGCTGTCGCCAAGTCACGCGAGAACTGCGCGATGAGTTTGTCACGCGCTGCTACCGCCGCATCGTGCCGCTTGCGCTCGACCGCGGCCGCGCGCTCGTATTGCGCCTCCGCAGTCCTCTCGCCCAAACGGTACGCTCCAAAGAGCGCACCAAAGACGCTTGCCACCACCACGACGATGGTGGCGAGGCGTGTCACTTGGCTTCGTTGCGCTTCGACAGCACCGACCAGACCGCCGCAGCAAGGGTAGCCACCGCACCCGCCACAGCCGCCACAGTCTCCATGTCCGTCACGCCGCGCGCGACGAGATAACCACCGAGCGCAGCCACGACCGCGCGCACTACACCAGCAATTTGTTCACCGCTCATGTCTTGCTCCTTTGCAGGGTCTTTGCCTGCGGATGTTGAAAATGCGGATACTCACGAAAGGTCGTCCATCGACCTGCCCACTCTAACCCGACCTTCTCACCGATTTCACCCACTTGTTTCCACACGGGGTCGGATGCAGACCATATCGGCTTGCCGTCGCGCAGCGGCACGACATCCACCGCCAACGCGGCAGGTTTGCCGTTCAGCGTGTGATTGTGCTTCGACTGACCAGCCTTCGCGCGCGTCACGATGCGCCCCGGCTTCGTGCGCCCAATGGCGTACAAAGCCGTCTGTTCCTCGTTGGAGCGATAGGTGCAGGTCACCAGTAGGTCGATGCCTGCGGCTCTGGCGTTCGCCAACAACCGCGTGACAAGCGGCTGCATCTGCGGGTGCAGGTCGGTCAGTTTGCGGCTGCTCATTGGCCTAACGCCAGTTTGAACAAGATGCCGCCCATCCCCGCCAACAACGCCACACCAAGACGGATGAGCCATTGATTCGTGGTTCTCGTGTCGGCCCTGACATCGCGGATGATGTCCTTCATCTCGCCACGGGATGCGCTGATTTCCAAACGGAACTGCGCCAAATCCTCGCCTAAACGCCTGTAACGGTCGGCGCAGACTTCCTCATGCGATTTAAGGTTTGCCTCGACGGTTCGCAGCCGCAAACTCCATTCGCGGGGCGTGGTGGTTACCGAGTCCATATCGTCACGCATCGCCAAATGCCTCCTTCACCTGTTTGTCGGCCTGCTCCTTTATTTTGACCGCCAGCGGCCACACGCCGCTGCTCGTCGGCAACTGGCCCAGCACCTGCAGGATGGCCTGCACCTCGTCCTTCGTGAGCGTGAGCGTAATCATGGGGCCACCCACGGCAGCGGCGGGGCGACGATGGGCGGGTTCTTGAGGTGCTCGATGGCCCGCGTTACGGTTTCTTCGGTCGCGGCCCTGTCCACGCCGCTCGACCACACCCAGCCCAGCACCTGCTCAAGCGTCAGAGCCGAGTATGGGATGAGGTCGCCGTTCTCCACGACCGGGAACGAGCACGACGCGTACACGCTCGCGCTGTGCTCGCCCTCGACGCCCGTGCATTGCCAATGCGCCGTCGCCACATAGTCCGTGCCGTTGAGGTTCGGGATGCAGTCGAGGCGGCTGATGTTCCAGTTGATGTCCATGCGTTGCTCCTTATGCGTTGGCGATGGTGGTGACGGTGCCGCTGCTGCCGCGATACTTGAGCGCGCCTGCCTCGACATAGAGGATGCCGCCGCCCGTGGGGTTGGTTGTTGGAACGGTCGTCGCGTTGATGATGCCGACGACACGAACGCCGCCGCCAAACTGCGCGTTGCCGATTGAATAATTGCCGTCGCCCGTGACCTGCAACCGCTCGGAGTTGTTCGTGTAGACGCGGAACGCCGCAGAGGCGTTCGTCGTGCCGACATGCAGGTCGTTCGCGCCGCTCGTCGAGATGGACGCCACGCCCGCGCTGAACACACCGAGGCCCACACGCGCAGCCGCAGCCGTGCCGCCGAGGTTTGAGGTGCCGTTGACCTCAAGGCGCGACCCCGGCGAAGTCGTCCCGATGCCGAGGTTGCCGCTGCTGTCTAGGCGCATACGCTCGGTGAGCGTGCCTGCGTTTGCCGTGGAAAAGGTCAGCCTTCCGAAGTCGTTCCCAACTTCAGTCGTTGCTGCAATTTGCGCGTTGACAATTGACCCGCCGTTGCCGAAGAACTGCAACCCTGTTTCGTATCCAGACGCAATATTTGCCGTGACGCGAATGTATGTGTTTGCCGCACCATTGCTTGCGCCAAAAACTTCTAGCCTTTGGGCAGGCGAACTTGTCCCGATGCCGAGGTTGCCTGCGCTGGTGAGGCGCATACGCTCTGGAGCAACCGTGTTTGCCGCAGCAGAACCCCCGGCGTACCAAGTCAGAGCGTCAAGATAAACACCAAAACCGGCGACAGAGCCAGTGCTGTCATGTTGCGCGCCCGTCGAACCGTCGCTTTTGATGTTGTATCCACCAACAAAACCGCCGGGGCTTTGGTCTGCAACTCGGTAAAACGAAGCGTTACTCAACCGAAAATTCGTTGCCGCGCTGACATACCCCGCCGTGTTGATGAGATTTGTGCCGTTGAAGGTCAGCGCACTCCCGCTCGTCGCCGCCTTCGAGCCGTTCAGATACAGCACGCCGTTGGCGGTGCCGCCGGAGAGGGTGAGCGCACCGCCCACCGTGGTCGCGCCCGTAATCGTCGCCGCACCGCCCACGGACAGCGCAGAGGTGATGGAGACATTGGCACTAAAGCCAGCGTTGCCGACGATGGTAGCCACGCCGCCGACATAGAGCGACGAAGCGATAGACACATTGGCAAACCGCGCATCACCCGCGCTGTTCAACTGCGAGACGACTTGAAAGCGCGTGCCGTCATAAACGACCACCACCACCTCGCCGCTCTTGATGTCACCCGCAGCAAGGGCTACAGACCCGTCACGGGTCACAGCCTTTGCGCCGAGCGAGTCGATGTTCAGCGTCACCGCGCCCGTGTTGTCACCCGCTGCGACGAAGTAGAACATCTGCCCAGCGGCGTAGGCGGCGACCACAGGCGCACCTACCGCCGTGATGGTGTCCGTCCCAGAGACGCTCGTAAGCAGTTTGGTGACCGTGGACTGCACCTGCGACAGGTTCGCAGAGTCCGTGGCGGCAGACCCCGCCCCCAGACCCGTGAACTTGTAGGTGGACATCGGGATGTTGGCGGTAACCGTTGTCTGACCGTCCTTCGTAATGGCGGTCGAGAGGCCAGTTGCAAGGTCAGCCGTCAGGGCGTTGAACGCCGTGGACGAGACTGTCGTACCCGATACGACAGGCTGACCTGCCGTGTTGATGAGGAATGTACCCGAGCCGTTGTAGGACATCTGCCTTACTCCTGTTCTTCCGGCGTTGCGCCAAGAACGATACCTTGTGTTGCCAATAAACGCGCCACCGTTTCACGCTCTTGCGGCGTAAAGTTTCGGCGTATCTTGCGTTGGACATTACGCAGCGCAACTTGAGGTGCGGTGCGACCAACAAGAACATCACGCGCCACATCGCCTGCCGCGTTCCGAAGATAAGGCAACGCAGCCGCACCAGTAAACGCACCCGCAGCAAGCGCACCGGGAAGCCCGCCAAAAGTAGCAGCAGCACCGCCCGCACCAACAACAGGTGCAGCAGTCAACATCAATCGACCCGTCTGCGGCTGGCGGTTCTCAAACACTTCTCGACCCGCAGAAGCGATGTTACGCATCCGACCGCCGCCCGCAGCGTAGCCCATGCGCGACTGCGCCCCTTGCCGCACTTCCTGCGAGAATTGCGCGGGGGTAAACCCACCTTCCCTGTCGCCAGCGCGGAACAACGCGCCCTCGACAACTTTGAAGTTGCCGTACTTGCCATCAATAGCGCGAATCTGCCGCATTACATCGGGCGGCAACTGCGATTCCAATGCTTCCGTCACGCGCTTTTCAGCACTTTCGAGCATATCCGCAGCCTCAAACGGCGCGTTCTTGTTTTGGCGAAGGTCACGCGCTTTGGCGCGGATGCGCGACCGCAGCGCAAACAGGTCATCGCTCTGCAACTGCCGCCCACGCAGCGCACTCCACTCGTTTGCCAAAAACGAATTGGCGTACTTGCGCGAAGCATCATCACCAAACGCCCTAGCAGGAACCTTCAACGCGTCAGACAGCGGGACATCCTTTCCCTGCATCCGCATGATGCGCGGAGAAACGGGGAATCCTTTACCGACCTCATACGCTTTGTCATAAGCGTCAATCAGGTCACGAAACATAGCCTGCGGGTCTTGGCGCGGCTGCATCGTAAAGCCGGGAGGGGCGGCTTCTTGTGCAATCAAGTTCTGCGTCTGCGTCCACCCGCGCTCGCGCGCGGCTTTGATGCGTGGGCCAATCCCCGGTATCGCCATCATGGCTTCTTCAATCTGTCCGTAGGTGCTTTCGGGCTGCATCTGCCCCGGCGTAAGGTCAACGCCGCGCTCGGTCAGCCTTCGCGCAGCAGGGGTCATGTCGCGCCCGGTCGCAAGCATCTGCGCCATGCGCTTTGCAGACGGCAACGCACCACCCGTAGCCGCGCCCACGCCAAGCCCCATAAGGCGCTCGCTGCTTTCGGTTGAAGGGTCATCAGGCCCAGCAGCCACAGCGCCCTGCACGCCGCCTTCCGTGACACCAGCCAACACGCCACGCGGGGCCATGCCCATGCGCGTAGCCATGCCGCCAACGCCCATGCCGACAGGAAGCAACATTCCAGTCTCTCCAGCGAAGGCTCCAACATTGCCGGGAAACTGTCCCGTGATGGGAGCCGCCTCTTTCTGCGCTTCACGGACGCGCTCGGGAGAGGTCACCCCAAGCATTTCGGCAAGGTTTAACCCGATGTTGCGCGCACCAAGCCCGAAACCGTAACGGAACTTTTCCATTCCAGATAGCGGACGCATCGCGCCAGTATCACGGTCAACCGTAAACGGAGTCGGGCCACGCGCTTCAGCAGAGGGCTGTGCTGCGGTTGTATGTGTCATCGCGGCAGCGGCGGGGCTACCCGCTTGGATTGGTGCAGACTCAAGCGGAACCCACTCCCCGTTGCGCCGGATGAGTTGCTCCCCAGTTTTCTTGTGCCGTCCGATGGTGCCTTCTTTGATTTCAGCCATTACTGCACCTCAACATCTTCGTCGGCAATCTTTTTGCGCGGACGATAGTTTGGGTTGGTGATGACAGTACCAACATCCAACCCGCGAGTCTCGGCAATCGTGGAGTATTCGCCCGCGTACTGACGAATTTTTGCGTCAGCGGCCCGCTCGTACAACTTGGCAAGGTCGGCAATCTGATTGATTGCGCTTACATCAAGCGGCTTGCCTTCCATGATGCGGGCAATATAGTTTCTGGCGCGAGCCTCAAGCCCTTGCGCCTCAACTACGCGATTGAACTCGCCCTCACGCACGACCGAAGTAGGGTCAAGAAATTTGTTAAGCAAGATAACCAGCGACTGCTGCGGAATTGCCGCAATCGCCTTTGCGTCGTTGCCGTAATTTTTGAAAATGTCTGTAATTTTTTGCGTTTCGGCAAGTTGCGCCCTAAACGGCGCGGTGATTTCTTCAAAATCGCCACGCAACTTATCTTCGGCTCGCCACATAGCAGATTCGCTTGGGCCTTTTGACGCGGCATCACGCACGACCACATCAGGACGCTTGGCCGCAGCAATGCGCCCTTGCTGTGCCTCATAACCGGGAATATCTACAAACTTGCCTTGCGCGGCATCCCACATCATGCCGCCCTCCGTGGTAGGGGCTTTAACGGGCTGCTCGCGCAGTTTCAACACGCCAAAGTTGCCCGTGCGCTGATACTCCGCAAGGCTTTCGGGCGTAAAGTCAGCAGGGCTGACCGCGCCGATTTCGGGCCGTTGCGGCTGCATCGCCGCGTACTGCATCTGCCCGATTTTCTGCACAAGCGGGTTCTGGCTAGTCAGCACGCCCTCAAGGGCAAGCGCACGCCGCTGGCCTTGCGTCAGATTGCCATAGCGCGACAACTGCACCTGCGGGGCTTCCATCGGCGGGGGTGCGCCAACGTCGATTTGAGCAGGGGCCGTGATGCGACCGCCCTCCAACTGTGGCGCGGTGACGGTCGGAGTACCCATCGGCATATCCGGCTGCTTGGCCTCCGTGACGGTATCTTCCTCCGTCAATGCTTTGAGGAACTGGCGCGCCTCTCGCGTTTGCGCCTCTTGTGCGCTCTCCTCGGCTTCCTCGGCCTTGCGTGCGCCACGGGCGGCGAGGAACGCTTGCAGACCCTGCACCAGAGGCGCAGCGGCGGGGATGGGGGCGTTCTGGATGTCACCCGGTTGGTATGCCTGCTGCGCCATCAGTTCAGCCATACGGCGGCGACGGCGCGCCTCGGCGGCTTGCCGCTGGTACTCGTTGGGCAAAACGAAGGTCGAGACTGTTTCGTAGCGTCCGTCAGCCATTCTCAAACCCTCCCCGGTCGGGGCCACCCTGCGGGTTGGTCATCCCCGGCGACTTCGGCATCTTGGGGTACTGGCGCAGGAACTGACGGGGCGCACGGTTCACATCCGCAGCGTTCTGCGGGGGCGTGTACTGCATATCCGTCTGCGCCCCTGCGTTGTTGCTGATTTGCTGGCTCTGGCCCTGCATCTGGAGCATCCGCGCCATGCGCTGACCACGACCGCCGTTCATGGTTGGGGGAGCGTTAAAAGACTGATATGGAGTTCTCATTATCCACCAAATCCTTTACCGAAGAAGCCACCACCCGCCGCCGCGCCTGCCGCACCAGCAAGGCTACCGTACAGCCCCATGCGGGCGTTGTATGCGCCAACTTGGTTTTGGTAGTTCTGTTGCGCGAAATTGCCCGCCGCCTGCGTAGCGCCGAAGATGGGAGCCGCCCCAACCTCTGCGCCCTGATAGGCTTGGAACTGCGGCATCTGCACTTGCGCGCCACCCATGATGGCGGCAATCTCGTTAAGCGGCTGCGAGCGCAACGCCAACTGTTCTTGTATCGCCGCCTGTCGCTGCGCGTTAAGGAAGTTCGCCGCTGCTTGCGCTTGGTTGAACCCTTGCGCTTGGAGAGCCGCTTGCGCCTGCGCCTGCTGCAACGCCGCCTGTTGGTTCTGCGCGAGGGCGGCATTGTAAAGCCCCGCGATGTCCATGTTCTGCCCGAACTGCTGTGCCGCAGCCGTGTTGTACGCACCCGCCGCGCCGATACCCTGTTGGAAGTTCTGCGCGATGGCACGGTTAACGGCTTCCTGCGCTGCCTGTCCAGTCTGGAACGAGGCCATTTGCGCCTCGCGCCCGAATTCACCCGCCGCAAGCCGCTGCGCGAACTGCTGCGCCTGTGCTTGGTTGGCAAACTGACCCGACTGAAGCGCAATCTGCGCGTTTTGGGCGATAGCAGCGTTCTGCGCTTGTTGCGCCTGCTGACCCATCTCAAATTGCTGACCCGTCAGCGCAGCACCAACCTGCGTTCCCGTAACAGCCTGACCAAACCGCTGCGCTTGCGCGGCCCGTGCAGCCTCGTCAACCGCCATGGCTTGCTGGAAGTTCTGCGCCATCGCTGCGTTTTGTGCTTGTTGTGCCTGTTGCGCCGTCTGGAACGCTGCTAACTGACCCTGCCGCCCAAACTCACCCGATGCCAACCGCTGCTGGAAGTTCTGCGCTTGCGCTTGATTCGCCATCGCCTGCGCGGCCTGCGCTTGACCGAAGTTTTGCCCGATGGCCTGATTGCCCGCCGCTTGACTCTGAAGGGCCGCTTGGAACGCCGCCAACTGCGCCTCGTTGCCGAACTGCCCCGCCTGCGCCCGCTGCCCGAAAGCCTGCTGCTGCGCTTGGTTCTCCGCAGCCTGACGCGCCAAAGCGTTCTGGAAGTTCTGCTGCGCTGCCGCGTTCTGCGCTGCCGTGGCCTGTTGCCCCGCGCCAAAGCCCGCCAGAGCCGCTTGGTTAGCAAAGCCACCCAATGCCTGTGCCTCGCCTAGCCCCTGCTGACGAGCCGCCATATCGAGGCTCAAGCCCTGTAGCGCGGCTTGCGTCCGCAGGTCGTTTTCGCGTTGCGCCTGCTCTTGAACAGCGGCGTTGTACGCCTCGCCGCCGCGCACCAGACCCTGATTGGCGAGTTGGGTCTCCAATTGCGCCCGCTGACGCTGCAACTGCGGCTCAAGGCGCGACATGATGGCTTGCTGCGCCGTCATACCCGCGTTAACGGGCATCGCGGCGAGTTGTGAGGTGTCCAACTGGCCTTGAAGTGTCGGGGCGGCAGGGCCACCCTGCATCGCCGCAGCAGCCTCCGGCGCACGGGCCACATCGCCCACGCCTGTTAGGTCGTACTGACCGCGAAGCGACGGCGCGCTTACGCCGCCTTGCGCTGCGCCGAACGCACCGCCGCCCGGCCCACCGCCCGCCATGCCAAGACCGGAGGTGTCGAGCGTGGATGCGCCGATGCCCGAAGGCCCGCCTTGCGCCATCCCAAACTGCCCCGGCGTAACATTGACTTGCGCTCCGCCGACACCAGACAGGTTTAACCCTTGCAGCGTTCCCGCCGCTGGGCCACCCTGCGCCGTGCCGAACTGGCCCACCCCCGTCTGCACAGGGGCAAGGCCGGAGGTGTCCAAACCGCCGAACTGCACGCCAGCGGGGCCACCCGCAGCCATGCCGTACTGCCCCGCCGTGGGGCCGAAGTTGACCGGGAGCGCGGATACATCAGCCCTTGCTTCACCGCGCAACTCGGGAAGGGTCGGCAGGTTGCCGTAGCCGCCAAAGTTGAACTGCTGCGCGGGTATGCCTTGCGGGGTGAAGTTCGTGGCGTAAATGTCCGACACGCGCCCGATGGCTTGTTCGCCAAGACCGGACAGCGCACGCTCAACGCGCTGCTGCGCCTCAAGGGTCGCCTGCGCCTCGGGGGTGAGATATTGCTCAATCGTTGGGGTGTCCAAGTCCACCATCTCGGTGAACATTTCGCGCGTGGGCATTACATCGCCCATGTACCCGCCGCCATAGCCCTGCGCTGCACGGTTTGCCGCTCCCGGCCCCATGCCAGACGCATCAATGCGGTTGCCGCCGATAAGCATAGCGGTCGGAACCTGCGCGCCTGACGGCAGCGTGGTGAAGTCAGCGCGGTTCTGCGTGTACTCGCGGCCATCGTCCAGCCCCAACGCTTCGCGCCGACCAACGGGCATACCACCTTGCTTCATGTCGCCGTACAAACCTTCGCCAACGCGCGCGGTTTCGTCACCCGTCGTGGGCTGGAACGCGCCACCGCCCGTATCAATCGGAGCGCTTTGGGGCGGCGTTCCGGTCGGCGGTGCGCCCGTGGGAGGTGCGCCGGGAGCCTGCGGGTTACGCGCACGCCAGTCTGCCATCGCGGCGTTGTAGGCGTTCATGTTGAACTGCGGGCGACCGAAGGTCACGCGCTGCCCGCCAAGCGGGGTGATGACATTGGGGTTCGACAGCCGCGCCGTGAGCCGCGCTGCCTCTAGGTTGGCGATGCCCTGCTGCTGTGCCGCACCCGCGTAGTCAGGTGCTGGCGGCGGTGCTGGTGATTTTTTGCCCATAACGGTGTCCTAAAAAACGACACGCATCGCGTGTCATGGTCAGGAAAACAACATCACCGTCGGTGTCGGCGTCTTTGATTCGCGCTTCCTCGGTGAAACCCATTTTACGCACAAGCGACAACGCTTTCGCGTTCTTGCTTCCCACAGGGGCGATGATTTTGTCAACCCCACAGACATTGAACGGATAGTCGAAAATGGCGGCGATGTAAGCCGGGGTTAAGCGGTCAAGGAACGCGATGTGGCAGACGATGCTGCGCCCGTTCCAGTTCTCGTAGACCACGCCGCAGACCAACTCATCGCCCTTACGCAGCCCGATGGCGTTGGAGCGTTCAGCGTGATACCCGCCGCCCGTGATGTCGCATACCCATTCGCCCACATCGGGGCCGCTTGTTATATGCCAGCCCATCCGAGTTGATACACCACGTCAGTTGAGGCCCATTGGATAGCCAGTTTCTTGCTGCTGCTCTGGAACTGGATAGCCCCGCAAAACCCTACGCCCGTTACGCCTTGCCAGTTGTTCTGTACCTCAAGGTCTGAACCCCACACGCCCGTATCCCAAAGCGCGGTGTCCCAAACCGCCGTGGTCGGCGGCGAGAACGAAATAGGGGCCACATTGTCGGCAATGTTGAAATCGACATTGATGCCGACCGTCACCGCAGGCGTGCCGTTGCTGAAGATAGAGGGCCGCGCGCGAGTGAAAATCTTTTTTACGCCGCGCGTCTCAAAGTAGTTGAAGGCTTGCAGTATCCGACCGTTGATGTTGTTGGCATCGTCAATGTACCCATCGCTGCCCGTCGTCCACGCCTTTGCCACAAAGGTCGCCGCCCCGAAATACGGGGTGTCATCCAACAAACCGAAATGAAAGGCGTTCCACCCCGTGAACTTGCACCACGCTTTGGTGATGTTGTTCATCACGAACTGCTCTTGCGCGCCCTCGCGCACGGGGACATTGACGATAAGGGCGTTGTTCTTCGGGTTGTACAACATACACCACCCGAAGTTGCTGCCGTAGGTCGCAGCCGCCGCCGCAAACGCGCCTTGAATCTTGTCCGACAGCGCGATGTTGGGGTCAAGCCGCGAGGATTGCAGCGCAGAGGCAAGCGGCACAAGCCCATCAAGCGTCAGGATGAGCAAATCGCCGCCGTACTTCATCAAGCAGCGGTTGCCGATGGGCGAACCCACAATCCACACGCCAATCAACGCCCATGTCGAGGCCGATGAAGGGTCAGTCCCGCGATAAACGATGACCTCACCCTTGTCGGTGACAAAAACGAGGTTGTCATCTACACCATAACCCGCGTCAATCGTCCACGATGCCATCGACACCAATACGCCGCCGAGCCGCGCGATAGAGGACAGGTCTAACACCTGCGCTGCACCGCCGACGCTGGAGGTCGGCAGGTACCACGCCTTGAGCGTGTCCTTTTGGATGAACCACATCCGGTTCTTGAACAGCGTCGGAGAGGTGAGCGTGGTGGTTGTGACGCCCGTAATGGCAGGCGTAGATACGCCCGTGATGCTTGTCCACGAAGTGCCGTTGTAAAGATACGGGGTGTTGACCCCGTTGGCGGCGTAGAGATAGTTACCGCCGGAAGTCGTGATGTTGGTGTATTCCCACTTGGAGTTGGACAACCCGCTGACCGCCGCCGCGCCGATAACCCCCGCAGCCGTGGCGTTGTAGAACTTGCCATCCGACACCGCCCACAACTGGTCGGTCGTGCCGCCGCTGTAGGTCATCAGCGTCTCTACATCGTCGGGGAACCCCGTGGCGTGCTTCACATACCCGCCGCGCAGCACGACATTGGAGACACCGGGAAAGTAGTTGTCCAACTGCACGGCATCCGTAGGGGCCATGTTCGCAAGCGAGTCGCGCGCGTTCCACCCGCCTACAGGCGCGGGCAGGCTGGCGACATTGGCCGCAGCGCGCTGAACCAACTTGCGACGGGCAACAGCCATCAGTTTTCGTACCCGTAGCCCGAGTCAGGGATGTTGTCGTAGCCGATAAGCACCGTGCCGGGGCGCGGGGCAAAGGACAAGTTGGCAGCACCCGTGTCCTGCGCGATAGCCGTTTCCAGTTCCGCAAGGTAGTCACGGAAAAGGGCGGTCGTGTCGAAACCCTTAGCCTCAAAGTACTTGAGTTTGGTGGACAGCACCATTACGCGGTCGGGATAGATGCAAGTGTCGGTGTCTGCCGTAAACGAGGTCTTGGCAGCACCCGCCGCGCTCTCGGCCCATGCGTTGCTGCGATACTCAAAGCCGAGCAGTTCACCCGCGTTCATGCCGGGCCAAATCTGAAAGTACTTGCCGAGCAGCCGATAGCGGATACGCGGGCCTGTCGAGATGTAACCCGACAGCAGCCACTCCCATTGCTGCGCCGACTCGGGGCCGAGCATCTCCCACCGTTTGCTCTTGTCCCAATGCGTGCGGTTGACGCTGCTGTAGTAGTCCGAGGGCAGCGCGTACTTGACCTTTTGGAATATCAGGTTGCCGTTGACCTGCGCTTCGGTCGGCTCGTAGTTGATGGACACGGACGACGGCGACAGCACGCCCGTTACATAGGTGGCGTTGGGAATACCGACACCCTGCACCTGATAGGTCGAGTCGATGGACGAGGTGTCAGGGATGCCGGTGATGGCATACGCCGAGGTCGTCCATGTCCCCGTGGTGCTGATGGCTTCGGTGTAGAAGGTGTGCTGCTTGGTCAGTTCGCGCCAGTCAGCACGCCGCATCAACTCGTACCCCGAGGCGTTCATCAGGGCAAGAATCTGTACCACATCCTGATTGGGGTTTCCCGCGACCGTCGAGGGGATGGGCAAACCCAGTTCAGCGGTGACCTGCTGAACCAACGCCAACATGGTTGTGGTACTCATGCGTTACTCCACGGCTGGCACTCGCTTCGGGCGACCCGGCTTGCGCGCCATGAGCGCAGCCATCTGTGCCTGAAGTTCAGCCAGTTGCTTTTGGGTTTCTTCGAGTTGGTTCTCCGTCTCGGAGCGATTGCGCCGAGCAAGGAACGCCTTTGCCTTCTCCCGCAGACCAACGCCGCCCATGCCGATGCGCTGCAATTGCGCGTCGGATGCGCTGGCAATCTGCTCTACGGTCTGGAACTTCAGGATGCGAAGTTCCTCAATGTGTCCACGGTTGATGTCGCCGTTGCCTTCGGCAAACCAGATGTCGAGCGAAGTGCCGACCGCAGGCGCGTCCTGCTCGTTCTGCTTCATCTGAAAATAGAGGTACTGACGCGGAAACCGCTTCTTGTGTTCCTCTGTCATCGGCTGTTCGATGATGGTCGTCTTGTCGCCGGGGATGTTGATACGCACAAACGGCTTGCCATCCCACTTCGGGTCTACATCCTTTGCAATGTAGAACTCGACTTGGAGTTGCTCGTCTGCGTTGAAAATATCGCTGTCCAAAGGCATCGTCGTTACTCCTGTGGGGAGGGGGGAAGAATCACAGGTTGTTGACCTGTGTTACGGTCGCAATGACCGAAGGAATCGCAGGCCAGACGCTTGTAGAACTGGCTGCAAGGATTCTAGCGTTGGTATTGTCCGTTGCCCACATCAATTCGACATAGTTTGTGGGTTCCAACTGGATGATGAAGTTCCACGCCGCAACAAGTCTTGAGGCAGTTCCTTGCAATGCAACGGTGCTGGCGCTGTTGGGAACGTCAACGCCGTTCTTACGCAGCCAGATGTAGATGTTAACCGTGCCGCCCGAAGTTTGGTCAAGTTGCGCCGAGAACTGGACGTTGTAAACGCCTTGATTATCAACAACGAGCCGCGACGAGGGCGAACCGATAGACACACCGTTGCTGCTATCGGTGGTGTTAAAGGTCATCCCGTAGGCGGTGTTGATGGACGCTGCAACCTGCAAAGTCGTGTCCGAAAACGACCCGTAGTGCAGGATGGGGACAGACCGCCCAAAGCCCTGCAACTCTTCCCAGAGCGTGTTGCTGACGGCAAAGAACATGGCCGAGCAGTCGGCGTTGATTGTGCCGAAGCCTGCGTTGTTGATGCTGCTGCCCGCGTCATACGGGTACACCGTGATGGGGTTGGCGGTGCTGTTCTTGACGATGACCGTCTCGCCCATCTCGGTCGGAGGTAGCCTTACGCCCGTGCCAACCGCTGCGCTCGTGACATTGGTGTAAACATAGGTCAATTGCAGCGCATTGCCTGCCGAGGTTCCGGCGGCGGTCGCGGTGCTAATACCGTCCCCGCAGATGGAGACGGTCTTGAGGCTGTCTACGCCTGCGCCCAACACCCGTGAGGGTATCGCCATCTCAAGCCGCCATCGCCATCTTGCGGCGTTCTTCGATAATGGCGGCAATCAACCCCGGCCCTTTGGCCTCCACCGTAATTTCGGGCATCACGGTGTAAATCATCTGGAACTCGTTTGCCTGCTGCGCCATTGCGGCGTTGCAAGTGAATTTGCGCTTCTCTGCGCCGATGTACACATCCATTGTCGGGCCTGTTTTTTCGCCCGTAAACCGCTTGATGCCGTCCGCGCGGTTGCAACTGTCGTAGCCGTACAGCACGAACTTGCGGAACCCGAGCAGGTAACCGATGTTGATGGCACGCATCCCCGAGGTTGTGCCGCCGCCTACCGCCAACTTGCCCGCACCAAGGGCTTTTAGTTCCGGCCCCTCCGACCATGAGTGCCACAGCACCACTTTGCGCTCTTTCAGCGTGTCGAAAGTGACCGGGGGGCAGCGCGAGGCGACCATGTAGGTCGTGTGCGCGTTGTGCCGCTGTATACCGCTTGTGCGGTCACGGGGGTCGAGGTTGACCCACAGGTCAGGCTCTATGCCGTTCTCGCACAGGAAGTCGTGTGCGGCCTTTACAGCGACGATAGGGCGACCCGCCTTGCGCTCTGCCCGTATCTCCTCAACGAAGTTGGGCATTGACCACCCACTCGCCACACACACGAATGTTCCATCGTGCGTGCAGAGAGCGGGGGCCAACTCTGGCAACCCACGGGCAAGCGACGAGCGAATGTTGGAACAGAGTTCCTCCGGCTCGCCAGCCGCCCGCACCGTGAGTTCCAGTTTTTGCATGGTTACGGGGTCGCGTTGGACGGAACCGGGATAACCATTGTCCACGCCGCCACGGCGGTCATGGCAGAGGTGGCAGAGGCGGTCAGTTCCGTGACCACACCCGCAACCAATGCACCCGACACCGTAGCGTCGTCCAGACGGCCTTCGGTCGTCGTGGTGTAGAGGGCGACCGCCGGGAGGCAGGAAGCCGACACATTCACGCGAACCTTGCCGCCCGTATGCACCCAACCGTAGTCGCCCGAGGCGATGGACACCTGCGCGAAGCCGACACGCTTGGTTTCGGCAACACGCGCGGTGGTCGCGTTCGTGGCGATGTTGGTGTTGGGGATGCACACAGCGTTGTACTGCGAGATGGCAGAGGCAGCGCGGACATACACCGCCGTGCCGCCGTCATCCAGCGTGACAACCGTACCCACATTGATAGCAGCCGTAGTCTGCGTATCGGTGAGGGAGGGGTACGCGAACCCATTAACGATAACTGGCATTTTCGTATCCCCTATCAGTTGATAAGCACACCGCAGAACTGCGGGCCGGACGAGGTGAGGTTACCCGCCCAACCAATCAGTTTCACGATAGCGTCTTGGTTGACAGCCTGACGGTCGCCGCCAATCGGGACAAAGTTTCTGTCCTTGTGCGGGCGGAACATCAGGTACTTGGTGTTGAGGAACCACATATGGTTGGCATTGCCCGTGCCGCTGTTGTACGACGACGAACCGATACCACCATCAAGCACCACATCCGAGGCCATGCCCGCGCCGAAGTACTTCAGCGAGGCGAAGCCAGCGCCAGCCATGCCCGAACCGGAGTCCGTGATGCGCTGGATGGCCTGAAGGCTCTGGAGGTAGAACTTGTAGTAGTTGTTGTCCGCAACGATGAGGTCAGGCTTGTCCGTGCCACGAATCAACTGCACCGCAACCGCATCCATGTAGCCTTGGATGTTGCTGCTGGTGACAGCACCCGTGCCGTCGCCCGTTGCCGAGTAGGCCACCGAACGCCAGAACGACCACACCTGACGGTTGATGCCGCCGTAAGTGCCAGTCGAGGGGCTGTCCGGCACAGCCGCAGCAAGACCCGTCAGGTTCTTGCCCGCGTTGCCCGTGCCATCGCCGTACAGGTCACCGCTGATGCGGTTCGCCAGTTGCGCCTCGGCAACCTCCATACGACCGTCGAGCAGGTCGATGATGGCTTCCTTACCCGAGTTCTGAATCATCTCCAGACCCGAGATGGACACAGCAGACGCGTACTGCGTGATGCTGAACTGCGCCGCCGAGATGGGCGAGTTCTGACCGACGTTCAACACCTCGTACCCGGAGTACGAGTTGGTGTTGTTTGTGGTCGCATCGTTGTACATGATTTCCTGAAGGATGACGTTACCGCCGGAGAACGTCTTGACGTTCCCGCGCTCCTTCAGCCGACGAAGCAACGCATTGTTGTTCGTCACGTTGTCAGCGAGTTCACCGCTACGGCTCTGGATGTTGGTAGCGATGATGTCGCTGATAGAGGAATTGGCAAAAGCCATTTGATTAACTCCTTATCAGTTGGTTACAACCGCGAACTGGATTCTTCAAACGCTTCCTCCAGCATTGAGCGGCGACTATGCGCTTTGGGAGCCGTGTTAGTTCCGGGTGTGGAACCTCTGACGCTGACCGCTGCTGCTCGAGCGGCTTTCGCTGCCCGGTTCTTCTCCGTTGCCTGACGCTGTACAGTCTCTGCCTGTCGGGCCGACTGCACCTTGTCAAACAACTCTGAATCAAGCCGAATCGCTTTTTCGTAAGCGTCCTCCAGCGTTTCAGATACCCCAGATTGGAGCAACTGAATCATCGTCGGACGCGCTTCCTCAAAGTACTCGGCCTTCATCGAAAAACTGTTGATTTCGTTCAGCAGGTTCTGGTTTTCAGCCATCTCCTGCTGTTGCTTCCATCCCATGACCTCGCCACGGACGGTGTTCAGTTCGTTCTGCAACTGATACACCATCGGGTCGATGGACGGTTGGGCGGTCTGCTGACCACCCTGCATCATCTGGTTAAGGTTGATGCCGTAAGACGCAGCCAACTGCACCAGATACTGCATCCTCTGCGCCGGGGGGCTGGTACGCAGCGTGTAGTCGGCCTGCGCGAGCGCGGCGACGGCCTGCTCGGGCTTCAATCCCAGCCCCTGTATCGTCGGCAGATACGGCTCCAACGCCTGATTCATCGCATCGGCAAACTGCGCCTTCGAGAGCAGCGGCTCTACGCCGCGCTTCATCTGTTCCTCGCGCTGCCAAGCGTATTCCTGAATCTTGGGGTCAGCCTTCGCCCAATACTCGTGGTATTCCTTCTTCCATGAGGCAGGCGGCTTACGCCACACGGGTTCTTCGACGGGTTCTGCGGGCTGCTCTACGACCTGCTTCTGGGCAAAGCGCCCCTGCTCGTCGCGTCCTTGTGTGGGGGTTTCGTCGGCCTGCTCAAATTGCTGTTCAAGCAACTCCTTGCGGTCGAGCGTCTCTGCCTGTGGGGCTTGTTCCATTACCGTCTCCTGTGGGGGTCGTGGGTAAATCGGATTTCATCGCGCAACCGCGACAACAACTTGTTGGCATCCGAGTGCGTCATGTTCGCCAACTGGTGGCGCAACACATCTACTCGGCTGTTCTTCGGCTTGGGCTTGCTCACGAATTTGGTCGGGTCCTCGTTACCGACCTCAATGCAGCCGTTGGCCTTGAGATGACGGCGATGCTGCGAGCGAGAGGTAATCATGCGCCCGTCAATCATCGACTTGTACGGCGCAATGTCAGGCACGACATAGTGATACCGCCCGCGTTTGTCACGCGTGCGCTCCACAAACTCGCCGTCTACCATCACATAAGTCCGCTTCATAGCAACAACAACACTTCCTCGTCGTCCATCTCCTGATGCTCTCGCATCAGTCTCTCTACCCTGTCGATGTCCGTTAACAGCGCGTCCCAATTAATTGTGGGCTGTGCGATGTTAACAGTTAAATGCGGTTCAACAATCCTTTCGGCAATCTCCGGTCGTGCTTCGTGCAGTTGCTCGTAAACCGCGATTAACTCTTGCTTGCGCTTTTCGCGCTTTTCTTGCTCCGCTTCCCACCGCTTCTTGCGCGTCTTGTCGCCTTCGTGGGAGTCATCGATGACGACGATGGGGACGACAGAGGCTGTGAGGGTTCCGGTGGTTCCGGTCGCTTCCACCCCGGTAAGCGCAACCTCTCCTTGAAGGCCGACAGCACCTGTCGCGCCAGATGCTCCCACACCGGAAAGGGCAACCTCGACCGAATTGGTCTGATTTCCAATGACCCCGGTTGCGGTGACGCTTGTAACCGGGAGACTGTCCCATTGCGCGTCATCCCATGTACCTGTGTTCCACGGCCCCTTCGCCACGGCTCATCACACAATCCGCAGCAGCGCGGTGGACGAGTCGTTGGTCGGCATCGTCAAAATGAAGTTGCCCGCCGTCACCGTCTGCGACCCGAAGGTGTAAACCGCGACCGCCTTGTTGCTCTGCGTGCTGTTGTAAACCAAAACCGCATCAAACGCCGTCGTCAGGGTCACCCCCGAGTAGGTGAACGAGGCAGAGGGCGTCCAATACGCCGTGGTTCCGCTTGAGGACGGCGATATGGCGTTTGTGACCGCGATGCCACCCGCGCTGTACCCCGCGCCCGACACCTCTCCAGAGGCGTTATACGCGGTCGTAGCCGCCCCGAGGCTGGCGGTTGCCTCGTACAGCGCAGCCTTGAACGAATCCTTCGCGGTCGTCGCGCGCGTCGGGGGCGTGCCGATGGCGTGGACACCGCCGAGAAGTTCCACCTTGAACGAAGTACACATCGCCTGCGAGTTAGGCATCAGAATTTCTCCGTTTCGCCAAACAGGGCTGGGACTTGCTTGAGGTGAACATGGACAGACCGATGCACCAACTCGCCCTCATGCCAGTATTCCACCCAGCGGGTGTGTTCGTGTTCGTTGTCCACCACGCCCTCGCGCTTCTCCAAGAGCGTTTCGTCCATCAGCCCTTTGGTGGTCGTAATCATTGCAGGCGCGGCTCCAGTTCAAGGGTCTGCTGCACCGCCTCCACGCCCACCGCACGACCGTCAGGCCCGCGCACGATGCGCTTTGGGGCGGTCAGCGTGGCAAGGGCAGAACGCACGCCCCTCATGTTCTCGTCGTTGGACGAGGCCATCTGACCGTAGAGCGCAACGAGGTTCTGCATGGCCTGTCTCACCTCGCCGCCCATGTCCTGCATGACGCGCTCGGTGACGGCTTGCTGCTGCTCCAATGCGGGGATGTCGAGGCCGGGGTTGGCGGCGATGCGGGCAACCATGACCTTTGTGGCAGCGTCCAAGTCGGCCTTGTACTTCGCCATCTGCTGCTCGGCGGCGATTTTCTGCTGTGCAAGTTGCGCCTCAAACTGCTGTCGCATCTGTTCCAATTGCCGGTCGTTCTGCGCCTTGAGCGACTCAATCTGCGCGGACTGCTGCAACTTGGCCTGCTCAATCTGCGCCTCCATCTGCGCCCGTTGCATCTCGGGGTTCTCACGCGGCTGACCCGCCACTACTTTCAACTGCTCAACGGCAGCGTCAATCGTACCCTCCAGCGGACGCGCCGCCTTGAACGCCTGCACGCCGTACTTGAGCAAGTCCATCATCACCGGCACGAGTTCCGGCGAGGCTTGGCCAACCGGCAGCGCCTGCTGCAAAAAACCGCCGAAGGCTTGCAGGAACTGCATCCTGTCCTGCTTCTCCTGCGCCTCGTCAATCTGGACAAGGCTATCGGCGGCGATGTCGATGCGGAAGTTCCGCAGCGGCTTGTCACGGATGAGTTGCAAGGCTTGCGGGATGAGTTGCTTGTCCGCGTCCGACATCTGCTCGGCGGCGGCGTAGGCAAGGATGGTCTGCGGCTGATACCGCGTACACATGACCTGCGCCTTCAGCCGGATGAGTTCCGTCGCAAAAAGCGCGACATCCTCCTGCATGGAGCGCAGCCGCAGGCCCGCGTACTGGCCCTTGATTTGCTGCGCCGTCGCCGTCTCTGAGGGGGCCGACTGCCCACGGATAATGTCCGCGATACCCGTGATTTCGTATATCTGGCCCTTGATGTCGGCACGCGCCTGATAGCATTGGACGAGGGCTTGGGCGATGGTGTCGAGCGGCAACAGGTCAATGCTGCCCTTGAGGCCACCCTTCTCACCGAACGCCGCCCACTTGTCCACCGGGATAAGGGCGTTGTTGTCGCCCTCCGTCATCAGCCGCTGAAGGGCGGGCTGCGATGCGTCATACACGCCGCGCACGCGCAGAGCCTTCACCAACCCGTCGATGCGGTCAGACAGGATGTCCAACTCCATCGCTTGGTCTTGGTACAGCACGAAGTCGGGGACGGGAACGAGGTTGTCCGAGGTCGTTGTGGCGTACAGCGGCTTCGGGCAGGGGAAAAACCCTTCCAGCCCAAGCGGGTCGTCGCGCACGTCGATGAAGTGCGGCATCCCCTTGCAGAACCAGTAGACCTTCAGCGTCTCCTTGTCCCAGAGTTCGCACACTTTGGCGAGGTTGTATTGCCGTTTGCTGTCGCGGTAGGCGTTCAGCGTCTCCGGGCCTTGGTCGGTCGGTATCTGGCGCGCCATCTCTGCGCCGAAACGCTCCACAAGCGCCTCACGGGTCATGTAGACCCAGCGCCATACCTGACCCACCTCTTCCCAAGTGCGGCCCTGCGAGTGTCCAAAATCCTTCCAATGGACGTAATCGACCGGGGCGCGCTCGTACTCAATCTGCTCAAGCGGTTGCGGTGCGCCTTCGCCCTCTTCGATGTCCGAGGTGATGAGAACGCCGTCATCGCCCTCCCCGATGGGGGCGACATGGGGTTCGTAGCGCACCCACGCCGTGCCGCGACCGCCCAAGAACCTGTCCTCGACATCGTAGCGCATGGTCGAGCGGAAGTCGGGGAAGTGTTCTATCTCAAAGTCGATGGCGCGTTCAATGAGACGCGATGCCACGCGGCCCACGGGGTCGTTGTCACCGAAGCGGCGTTGCACATCGGCCTTCGGCAGTTTGGCGTAGACGGCAGGAATCAACGTCTGGACGTTGCTCCACAAAATGTTGAACTTGGCCGTCACGTTGCCCGACGGCCCACGCGTGTCGTCACGGTATCGCTTGACGAGTTTCTTGACGCGCGCCTGCCACTTGGCAAACTCGTTGTCGTAGGTACCTACAGCGCGCAGGTACTTCTCAAGTTCTTGGCTGACGCGCTCGTCCATCTGTTAGTCCTTCTTGTTGCGCGCAGAGATGGCTCGGGCCTTCGCCTTCGCATCTTCCTTGCTCGACGCACCCCACGCACGTAGCGCGAGGGCGAGGCGGGTCGGCTTGCCGTTCTTTTCCATCGGTCCAGCCATGTTGCCCATGCGTGCGAGGAACGATGCACGGCGCGGGTTGTCACCCTTCTTGACCGGGGGCTTCAACGTGCCGCCCGTCTCACGCTTGTACGATGCGCGGCCAGCGGCGTTGAGGCCACCCTTTGGGTTCTTGCCTTCCTTACGCTGCCATGCTGCGCTCATCAGTAACCCTTTTTCTCAGGTTTAGCCGTTTTCGCAGACTCACGAAACGCCTTTGCGGTCGGCGCACCGGGGTCACCGGGCTTACGCATCCTCTCGCCGGAGCCAGCCTTGATGCGCTCCTGCTTGGCTAGGATGTTGGCGTAGAGTCCAGCCTTTCTCACTTGCTGAACAGGCCGACCGCCAGCACGGCAGCGCCCGCCCCCGTCGTCACTTTCCACGGGCCGGTGGCCGCGTTGAGGTTGAGTTCAAGGCTGTAAACGCCGACTGGCGTGTTAGCCGGGATGTCCAGCACGGTCGTGCTGCCGTCAATGATGCTGACGGTGGACGATGCCGTAGCCGACACCGTGACGATGATGCGGTGCAAGTAGTCGTTCACCGCGCCGTTGGTGCCAAGCACTTGCGCCGTCTGTCCAGCCGCCACCGTCTCGTAGGGATACTGATACGGAAGATTAACGCCACTCATATGCGCGCCCTCCTAGAGACGCTTCGGTCGTGTACTTGCCACATATCGTTGAGCGTGACCTGATTTTGCGGCCCAACGATAAGCACCTTGCTCTCCAGCGGCTTCTGCGCGGCAGGCTCCTGCCGCCACGCAACCGCCAACATTCGGAAAGCGTCAGCAGGGTGCGATGTCCAGTCATGTCGGGGTGATGCCCTAAACGCTTTCTTGTCCTCATCATACTCTCGTTGGTATTGGCGTAAAGCCTCTACCCCATCGCCGCAGCGCACGGAGTTGAACCATGTGCGCGGGAGCATCTGACGCACCGCTTGGATGCCGTCCTGCAACCCGATGTTCGGCACCACGGATAAGTGACCGATGCCGAGGTGGTCGGCCAACTGCTCAACGATGCTGCGCCCCGTCTGAAGCGACTTCGCGCGCGCGTCATGCGGCAGATAGTGCTTACCGTAACGGTAACCTTTGTTAACGACCACTTCGGCGATAGCGCGAATGTCTGCGCCCGAGACGGCGTAGAAGTCGATGCAGCGCACTTCGCCGCCCACGACCTGATACCACCAGATAGCGGTGTCATCGCGGTAGCCCAAGTCCCACGCGGTGTAGACGGGGAATTCGGGGTCATAGACCACGCGCTCGTTGATGCGCGGCTCTGCGAGACGCAGTTCCGTGCCGTAGAACGCCCCGAGAATCGCCGCCTCGAAACTGCACTCGTACTCTTGGAGGTACTGGTCCTCACTCAACTGCGCCTTTGCTGCGTTGAGTTCACTCTGCGGCAATAGGCCCGACTCGCTCGCCGGGAGGCGCAGGACAAACCACTCGTCGGGGATGCGCCGAGCCGTCTCGTAGATGTCCCAAAACTGGTTCTTGCCCTTTGGGGTTCCGGCGAACACCGCCCAGCCCTGTTTATCGGAGAGCGCGGGGCGTATCACATTGCCGAACACCGAGGGCTTGAAGTCCCCGTACTCGTCAAGGTAAATGCCGCTGAAGCCGAGGCCACGCATGGCGTCTGCGTTGTCTGCGCCGAAGAGGCTGACCTTCGCCCCGTTAACAAGCGTGATGGTCATCATCTGCTCGTTGATGTCGCTAACGAGCGGTTGGGCGTAGTACTTGAAGTAGTCCCACGCGATGCGGCGGGCTTGGTTCTGATACGGCGCGACATACCCGAACAGGCCATTCGCCCCCCTGTACATCACCGCTGCCCTGATGATGTCGTTGACGGCGGCTACGGTCTTGCCAGCGCGACGGTGGGCGACGAGACAGGCCCACCGCTTCGTGCGGTCGTGGAACGGCAGGAAGGCACTGCGCGGGCTATAGGGCAGGCAGATGTCAGCCAACCGGATTGCCCCACCGTATGACCATCTGCTGCTCTTTGCCGTCTGGCCCGCTGTGTTCGTGTCTGGCGAGTTTCGGCACATGGTATTCGAGCAGGTCGCTGAAGCACTTAAACGCCGCCTCTGCGCCCTTCTCGGCGTGTATCTCGTCCAGCCAACCCTGCAATCGACCTGCGTTGCCGTCTACGAATCGCGCTATGGCCTCTCTCGCCAGTTGCGTTGACTCGTTAGGCACACCCTTCGGTCTGCCGGGGCCACCTTTCTTGCCTTTTTTAAAAGAACCTGTGTTAACCATGTCGGCAGTTTACCGTTGTTCACCGCGTTGTTTGACTGCTCGTTCTCACAATTACCGCCATCTGATTTCAGGCAACGACTCTTGTGGGTGATAACCCCACTCCAACATGGAGTCTCCAGAAGTCCAAATATCGCTTGCTTTCACCGTGCTTTTGACAATTTTAAAATTGTTGTTTAACGCGTTTTGTCCATGTTCTTTTGCGTAAGCGCGGCTTGTCGTTACCCAATCGCCGGGGTTGATTTTTCCTTCCGCATCTTTTTCGACGGCTCGATACACCGTTACGGTAGCGTTTGGCCTGCCTGCTAAACGGCTCAAGGTTGAATAGGCGTCAGAGTCCAAAGCATCGTAACCGGTTCCATAATATCGAAGCCCGTTCACCCCATAAAAATCATCGGGGTAAGTGCCATTCATCGTCACATCAAATGCCGGTGAACCGGAGTTAGGGCCAGCAGGAGTGTGCGCCCCGCCGCGCTCAAACGACCAATCCTTATATTCCACCCCTCGTTCTTTATGCAGATTCTTTAAAGCGGTGCGGCCTACTGCCGTTTTGCGTTCAGTAAATGACATTAAAGGACTGCTTGGCATTTCGGTCGGAGGCAATTCCAACGCCTGTGCAATATCCTCGTTTTCGGGTTTTACCTTCGTGCTGGTGTCAACGACATCCCCCATTTGCGCCATCGGCCCACGGCGCAGCGCAGCGGCAAGGCGCAGCGGGTTGACGAACTCACCCGCGTACTGCCCCATCGCTCGGGGGCTTTCCATCGCACCACGCGCCCGCTCAATCTCACCGCGTACAACGGCCTTGCCCGTCTCTACGGGCTGCGTGAGGACAGCCCTACCCAACTCCACGGCTCCACGCCCCATCGCGTCTAGGCGCGGCGTAGGGCGGTCTGCGGCTTGGGAGAACTCGGCGGTGGTCATGCGCCCGATGTTGGGGTCGCTCGTCAAGGCTTCGTAAGCGAGTCCACCGACATCCCGTGCGCGGTCTGAAAGGGTATCGACCACCCCACCGCCAAACTCGGCGGCACGGTCGCGCATCTGCTGAAGGTACTGGAGCGCGGCAGCAATCCGTGACGGCTTCGCCATAGTTAACTTAAGTTCTCCAACTTGTACTTGAGGCTCGTCACCGCATCGACCACGGCGTCGAACAGGTTAACGAGGTCGCTGTCCTTCGGGAGCGCGGGCTTGATTTCGTCGAGGAAGGTCAGCAGCCCTCTGACATACGCCTTCGGGTCGCGGTTCTTGTGGAACTCAACATCGTAGCCCGTGATGATGCCGTAGCGGCCTTGATACGCCTCGGCGTATGCGTCTACGAGGTCGGGGATGGCATCGTAATACTCGCCCAACGCCTGATGGGCGGCATAGGACTTCGTGGCAAGGTGCTGGAGGTGCGTGACGGTCGCGCTGTGCAGCATCGTTCCGACAAACAACGCGGCGTTTTTTTCGTGCGAAGCCATAGCGTCCCCCATGAGGATACCATGACTCTAGACCCCTCACGGGCGCGTTGCAAGCCTCTCTAGCGCAAGCCAGACCACGCGAGGCACAGGGTGTCCCGCGCAGTATCGGCGCACCGTGCGCTCGTTGATTTCAAGCGCACGCGCTGCACCTCGCTGTGTGAGTCCAGCGAGGGCGAGCGCGGCACGGAAGGCGGTGGCGGTCATGCGGCTCCTTGCACCACCGCGATTGCGCGGGTGACGGTGGTCACGCCGTCTTCGCCCCGCGTCTCGTAAATGTCGTAGTGGACGGTGTCGGTGTCAGTCATTAAGTCCCACTCGTCGCGGGACACCCTGCCGACGCACACGGGGGTGGTGTACCACCGACCCGTCTCGGGGTCAGCCATGATTACATCGACCTCGTAGGTGGGGCCGACACTCGGGGTCGTGACACAGTCCACGATGGACAGCAATTCCATCCAGAGGCTGTCAGACACATCGCGGGTGTCCACAAAATCGAGCGCAGTCAGAATCTGGCGCATCACGCGACCGTCGTGGTCGGTGGCGATGTCGCCCATCAACTGGGCGATTTGGTCGTCGGTCGCGTTGGAAATGTTCATGTCGTATCTCCTGTCTGTGGAAGGCGGCGGGGTGGCAGTCCCCCGCCGAGGTTAGGTTAGGCGGCTTTAACGGCGCGGGCTTTGGCGTTTTGCAGGTACTTGCGAATGCCATCTTCGCGCTCGGCTTCGGTGGCAAACCATTGGTCGGGCTTGCCGCCGCCGAAGTGAATACCGTCGCGAGTCGCGTGGAAACAAAACACATACTGCGTACCGAATTGGTTTTCACGATACAAGCGCACATCGTAACCGCTGCGGTCATCAGTTTTGATGACCTCCACCGAAAAGCGGTAGATGACAGCACCAATCGAGCGACCGCGCTTGTCCACAATTCCAAATTCGTGCTGCTCGGCTTGGCGCGAATTCAGGGGGCGGGACTTGCCGGGGATGAGGTTGTTCATGTCGTTGCTCCTGTCTGTGGAGCCAGCCGTTGCTGGCATGGGGGTAGATTAGGGCTTCATGCCCTACCCGTCAACCCCCCCCCCAACTTTTTTTAGCCGGGGTAAACTGGGGGTATGGACACCATTTCCGACGCCTACCGGGCGCAGCAGGTCGAACTGCACACAAATCCTGCTTACGGGGTAGCCTCCCTCACCTTTGCGCCCCTTGTGGCTAAATTGGCTGTGGATAACGCCGTCCGGTCAATCAGCGACTACGGGGCCGGGAAGAAGCACCTCCAGACCGCCCTACAGGCCGCAGGGCTGGCTTTCGACTACCGCCCCTACGACCCTGCCTTCCCCGAGTACGGCGACCCGCAGGAAGCCGACCTCGTGTGCTGCATTGATGTGCTAGAGCACATCGAACCCGACCGTCTGGATGCCGTGCTGGATGACCTCGCCCGTATCATGCCCCGGTTGGGGTTCCTGTCCATCCATACAGGCCCGGCGGGCAAGGTGCTGCCGGATGGGCGCAACGCCCACCTTATCCAAGAAAGCGCCCGCTGGTGGCTCCCCCGGCTCTGCGAACGGTTCCACATCCACCACCTCCAGCACCACCAGTTGATGGGTCAAGGCTTCTGGGTCGTCGTCAGCCGCGCCTGAAGCCACGCGACCGTCTCGGCAGGGTCACGGGCCAGATACCATTGGTTGAGCGGCTCAAACGCCATCTGAAAGCGTTCCTGACCCCTTCGCAGTTGCCCACCCAAAGTCTTAATTTCGAGGAAGGCCGCGAAGCCCGGAGCCGTGACCAGTTTGTCGGGTACACCCTGCCCCGCCTGTCCCAAGTCGTACACGGTGAACCCTGCCTTACGCACGGCTGCGGTGATGGCGGCATCGTTAGCATCCCGGCGTGCGGCGTAGCGCATCAGAAAGACCCGTCGGCGTACTCATACCACAGTCGGTACACCGCAATGAACTCATCCACGCCTTCACCTAACAACTTTGGTTTGCCGAAAGGTAACACCGAGTAAAACCGTCCGATGCGTAGCCCGTTGTCCGTATCGCCGCGCACTACCCAAACTTGAAAACCCGTAGTCCCTGCAAGTGCCTGTAGCGTTCGGCGCAGCCCTTCGGACATCGGCTCCTTCTCGCGCTTCCATTCGAGGACGAGGAATTTTCCCCTCCTCTCAATGATACCGTCGATGTTGCACGGCGTGATTTTCGGATTGTTCGGCAGCAACCCAAGAAAC